TTCATCTGCTTGATTTACACTTTGTGAAAATCCAGTCAAAGCTGTGCCTTGTTTCTGTAAGATAGTAGCTAATGAACTTGCACTTTTTTCAGTAGCTTTGGCGATACGTTCCAAAACTCGTTCACTAGCCCAATTTTCACCTGATGTTGGTCCACTCATAGATTTTTACACTTTACTCCTGATAGATGTATTTAAACAAAATAAATATATGTAGATTATTTGAATGGAATAAGAATGACCAATCCTCTAGAGAAATATTATAGAGTCCCAAAACTCTACACAAAGATTCCCAGCAATTTGCAATTTTATCCTGCAGGTATGATTGAAACTACCGCTAATGGTGAATTAGCTATATTTGCAATGACTGCGTTGGATCAAATTATGATTAGAACTCCAGATGCTCTACTCAACGGCGATGCATTGTTGAAAGTTATCCAAAATTGTGTGCCCGCTGTAAAAGATCCCATCAATCTAGTAGAACCAGATATAAATGCCTTGTTATTGGCAATAAGGATTGCCAGCAAAGGACCTATTATGGAAGTAGATGCTGTTTGCAATGATTGTCAACATGACAATCATTATCAAGTAGATTGCCAGGCCATTCTAGAAACTCAAGCACCTCTTGATAATAGTAATACATTGGACATTGATGGCAATCTTTTGGTTCACATAAAACCCTATAATTTTCATCAAAGAAATCTAACACTATTGAATGAAATTCAAGAAACGCAAGCAATCAAATTATTGGAAAATAATGAAACTCTTGAGGAGACTGCAAAAATTATTAAGGTAGGTAATCTTGTCATCAAAATGGCCACACGTACCTTTGAAATTGTAGCCAAAAGCATCACCCATATTGATATTTTGCATACAAAAGAAGTTGTTACAGATCCAGATCATATTCGCAGTTTCATTACCAATATATCCAAGCAACAAGCTGATGCAATAATGGATAAAATTCGTGAATTAAACAATGCAGGCATTGATACCCAATGCAGTTTTACCTGCAATAATTGCGCTCATGAATGGAAACAGCCTTTGGACTTCGATCCCGCAAGTTTTTTCGCCTAATGCTCCTTGAAGGAAATCCTGAGAAGATTCAGTCTACTTTGGGGAGCATGACCAAACAGCGGCAAAACATTGAAACAGAAATAGCAACAATAGTATTTTATATGCAAGGCGGTTTGAATTATACCGATGCATTTGGACTTACCATGGATCAATTAGAATCCATGACCCAGGTGATTAATGAACATTATGAGCGACAAAATAATGCAATGAATAGTACACGAAAGGGGATTTAGATATATCCTTCCGATAGGGATAGCCATACTTCTCCCCACGCAGGGGAGAAGTAGTTTTTGATGATCTTTCCGATGAGGTGTCACCATTGCTCTAGTCACCCCTGTTTGTGATAAACAACTGGCAGAGTACCTATTTTCCAGTATGAGGGCTCGCTTCCGGGATTTATGTATTGACAGAGTCAATACTACCCTACTCGGTTAGGGGAGGTCCCCAGCACATGCAATCACACTAGAGCTGTTGCGATTGCATGCTCAAACTTCACCTGGCAGGTGAGAGGTCTGATCCTTTCACTTGGCATTTCCAGCGGAGGCTCGCCACGCTATTCCTCCATGCAGTTCCCCATCCTTCGCGATAGGGGGGATGCAGACAGATCTTAACTGTCATCCAAAGCTGGTATGGTCACTTATAGTCTAATGATAAAATCAGACAAATGCCTTGCTTGTTACAGTGCCATCGCGAATATTTTTCCTATTACCAATATCAGTGAGTTTGATAAGATATTTGTTGTGAGTATCTCTGAATTCTGCTACCCAGGGTGTGTCATAGCTGACCCAGCGACCAGGTTCTTGTCTGATCACCATGGTGGTCCAACGATTGAACTCATTGAGATTGACTCCCAACACCTGGATGGGATTGTGTGTGAGTGGTGTTGTAATTTCTGTTAGATCTTGTTCATGATTGTATTTGATTTTGATAGCTGAACGTGGAACTTGTAAATGTCTCTTGCTGTGTATGTCTTGTTTGCTGAGATTGCTGGGAGGCACACGATAGGCCACTTCTATGATTTCACTGTTTTGTGGATCCTTGAGAATATCTGCTTGTTCACGGAAAAACTGTAATAGATCCACCACCATCTGCTTTTTGGTTTGGGGAACAACTACAAATTTTTGTTTGAGAATGGTTTCAAAAACCCACTTCATGTGATCAGCCAGGGTAAATTTCCCCTGGTTGTCCTTGAGAGCTGGCAACAGTTGCTGGATCCTTTCAGGAAGTTTTGCATCTGCGTTTTTGAGATCCTGCAATTGCAATCCATGCTCACACAAGGCTGCCAGCAGTTGAATTTCCGTGTCAGTGATGGCAGACACCTGTTTGGGAAAGGCTCGTGTGCGACTTTCAAAGCATTCCACAATGGTGTTGTATAGTGCCAATTCATGTAGAACGAATGCCTGTAATCTCTTTTGATCCTGGGCATCCACAACAATAAAATGACTGTGGTCCTGATGTTTGCGATTGCCTCTAACGTTGTTCATGAATTTACACTTCCTCTCATGGATTAGTATGGCAACTATCGACCACACAGTCAACTTGTGTGTAAATATGAGTAGATAAAGAGGATCACACAACACATGCCCACCAAAGGCAAAAGCAAAGGCAATCAAGGGGAACTCAAGATTGCCAAATTCCTAACAGATTTATTTGAGGCCAAATTCATGAGGGTCCCTAACAGTGGCTCTGCCATTGGGGGCAAAAATGCTCATCGCAAGCAACTCATGGACAGCACACAAATCAGTTACTTCAAAAGTGACATTATCCCACCCAGTAACATGAAAAAACTGGTGGTGGAAAGCAAATTCTACAAGGATTTCCCTTTCCACAAGCTGGGCACTGATCAACACATTGCACAACTGGACAAATGGATTGATCAGACTCTGGTAACAGTAGAGCCAGGAGATTTGTGGTTTGTTGTGGTTAGAATCAATCACAAAGGCAGTTTTGCTGTGTTTTCTCAAACATGGAAGGAAAAATTCCAGCTCCAAAATCACACCATGTATTTTGATTATGTGTGGTGTGATTTTGAAACGCTGTTTGAGAACAACAAACAATTGATAGCAGAGATCACAAAGACTGTCTAGACTGATTCATAATCAGTACTGAATCTCGTAAACCCTGATTCTTTGATTACAGATAAGATTTGGCTCACTCTGGGTATCAGTTCTTCCTTGTGACTGATAAGGAAAATACTCTTGTTCCTGTCTCTGGCCATGCCTTTGAGAATTTCAATGGCTTTTTCCACACCAGCCGTGTCAATACCCACATCCACCAGTTCATCAATGCCCATGAAGTTCACACTGGTGGTCATGTTTTCAAAGATGTCTCTGAATGACCAGCTGAGAGCAAGGATCACTCTGGTGCTCTCACCTCTGCTCAACTGTGCAAAATCCATGTCCTGTCCCATGTAGTTGATTTCCACACTGAGATCATTCTGGAATTTCACAGCATGACTGATGCCCAGGGTGGTGAGATAGTCGTTGAGTCTGTGGTTGAGATAGGCTAGATTCTGATCAATAATTCTCTTTCTGATAAAGCTTTCCTTGCTGGTTAGCAATTTGTAGAGGAATTCCTGATGGTCCTTGAGACTGGTGAGTTCATTTATTTCATCGTAACTGACATCTTGTAGTGTATCGTTGAGGCTGCTGAGTTGATCTGTGTTAGGATTCTGTTCCAGTTTCAGTCTTTCCACCTCACGATGCAACTCTCTCACACTGTTTTTGTGATCATAGGCAGCATCAATACTGTCATACACAGTGGGTAAGGTTTGCAATACAGCCAGCTCATGATCCAACAATTTTTGATCATGTTCAAGATTGCTCACCAGTGGTTGTTCTTGATTTATCAGTTGATCCAGATGTGCAATTTGCGTTTCCAGATCCTCTATCAACTGTGCTTGTTTCTGATTGTGCATTTGTTGACCACACATGGGACAGTTGTGTTCCAGCACACTTGTGTAATGCTGCACCAATCTGTTTTGCTGATTCTCACTTTGAGAAAGATGCTGACGTTTGGCATTAAGCTGTACAGTGATGCTTTTTCTAGCCACAGTGATTTCCTGCAATTTGGCATTGCTTTTGTGGGCTGCGATTTCAGCTTCAACATCCAGATGATCCAGTTCGGCCAGAGCTTGTGAAAGTGATTGTATCTGTTGTTGATGGTTGTGATCCCATCTGGCAATCTTGGTATTGATCTCTTGTATGGCATTTAGAATTCTCTGATTGCTGTTTTGCACAGTGTGAATTCTAAATTCTTCCTGCTCTATCTTTTGGCGAGTGATTTTGATCAACTCTTTGAGATTGTCTGCCTTCTGACTGAGTAAAGTGATACCCAACAGCTCTTCAATAATCTCTCGCTGTTTGCCTGCAGCCATGCTCAAAAAGGGTTCTGTATAGGTGTTCAAACACACAATGTGCCTGAACATGCTCCAGCTCAACCCCAGCACCTGATCAATTTCCTTTTGTGTATCCTTGTTCTCGCCCTGAGCTTCATCAGATGTGCTGTCAGTGAGGCTTTTGTCGTTCACATAGTATTTGAAAAAATTGGGCCTGCGGCCTCGTTCAATCCTGTAGGTGCTGCTATTGACTTCAAATTCCACACTCACCACCATGTTTTTCTTGTTGATGGTGTTGATGAGATTGTCTTTTTTGATGTTGGTGATGGCCTGCCCATACAGTGCGTATGAAAGAGCATTAAACAGTGTACTTTTTCCTACCCCATTTCTTGATCCACTACCACCCAGATCTAGGTTTTCACCCAATACCAAGGTAAGACCACCTCCAGAGAAGTCCACGGTTTGAGTGACTGCTCCCACAGATAGGAAATTTTTGATGGTAAGATTTTTGATGGTTATCATTAGATACTCTGATAGATTTGTGTGAGTAGATTGTTGTCCATGGTGGTGCTTTCAATATTGGCCAAATGCCCCAAAACAATGCTGTCTACACTTTCAAAACTCACCTCATCATCACTGTATTCCACATCCTCCAAGCCGTTTTGATTGTTGATAAAATGTATGTCCAGTGCTTGCAGTTCATTTTCCAACAAATCTCTGATAAAATTGCTGTCTTCATAATTGATGTCTACATCCACATTGATTTTCGCAAATGTTCGATTGTCAATGTATGTGTGTGGATCAACCAAAACCTGGCTGAGATTCAATACTCTGAATTTGGGAGCACCTGGCCACCTGGCAAATGTGGGATCCTTGCCAGGCCGCCAGAACATACAGCCTCTGTCATCATCATGTGCATCAGCAAAGTTGTGTGGAAAGGGATTGCCAATATAGAGAATGTTGCCCTTGCGCTGTCTTTTGTGGAAATGCCCACTGAACACCAGTTGTTGATTTTTGAAATGATCGGCATTGAGTCCACCATGGTCTGGCAGTTCCACCATGGCATTCATCTTGAATTTGGCAATTTCTGCATGACAGAATAGATAAGGGTTTCTTATGTGGCTGATTTTCTTGTATTCATCTCCCACCAACCAGGGAACAAACGCAAAGTCATTTACAAAAATTGGTTTGGTCACCAAGTGTATGTTGGTGAATTCCTGAGCATAGGGAATACTGTGCATGTCCAGGTTGTCACGGAAATACAAATCGTGATTGCCCAACAACATGATCACATTATCAAATGCAGCGCTCAGCATGCGCAGGGCCTGCAAGCTGTAATTGAGGGTGATCACATTCACACTGCTGCGATTGTGACTCCAATCGCCCAGGAACAAACAAGTGCGAATGGTTTTTTGTTGGGCTTGCGCAATCATCCATTCCACAAATTCCACGCACCATTCATTGTGCTGGCGGCTGTTGTTGCGCATGCCTAGATGTAGGTCACAAAATGCTACGACATGACTCATGTCAACCTTGCTTAAATTCATACTCATGATTCCCCATATAATGTAATTATGGCAGACAGTTTGTGTTTAAATCAACTGTGATCAGCAGACATCAATATTGAGATTCACTTTGACATAGTAAATACTATGCAAATGCTTTGGGGGTTCACGATGAGTCTGGATAATTTGAAACAACAATTGGTCAATCAGCAGGTGAATGCAATGCAATTGGGCCATCAATTGAAGAAATATCAACAACAATTGGATGAATTATTCCCACAGCAAGCGCCTTTGGCTGCAAAATTTCACGCCTATGTGTATGGTGCAACTCCAGCAATTTGTGATCAAAGCAACAAATTTCGCACATGGGACGGATGGGATCAAGGATTCAGACAGTTTTGTGGCAATCAGGGCAGTTGTGTGTGCAACGGACAACATGCACAAACCAAAAGAACTGAGAAAACTGTAGAGCAACAAGAATTGATTGTGGAAAAACGCAAACAAACCAATATTAAAAAATATGGTGCAGAGTTTGCCAGTCAGACCACACAGATCAAAAATAAAACATTGGAAACTTGCATGCGCAAATATGGTGCACGTTCCCCCACCAGCAATAGAGAGGTTTTGGAAAAAAGTTCTCAGACTTGCATGCAACATCATGGCACGGCTTGGCCTCAACAAAATCCAGAAATTTTTGCCAAAACACAAATGGTATTCCAAGAACTGTTTGGAGTAGATAAGCCTGCTCAACACCCAGAAATAAGAGAGCAATTGAGAACAATGAGACGGCAACAGGGCTATGACTTGTTGGCCGTCAACTATCCACAAGTGATTCCCATGTTTGATCAAACGACTTATATGCAAGCAGATTTTGCCACACAATTGGAATGGAAATGTGTTGAATGTGATAATATATGGTCACAAACAAAACGACCTCATGAAGATCCCAGATGCATAATTTGTCATCCAGCTAGAGAAACCTGGGGTGAGACTGCAATCAAAAAATGGCTTGTGGAGAATAATCAAAAATTTGTTCAATGGGATAGAGAACAAATAAGCCCACTGGAATTGGATTTTTGGCTTCCGGACCACAAAATTGGTATAGAATTCAATGGCACATGGTATCATAGAGAAGATGCAGTTCCCAGCAGAAATTATCATCAACAGAAGTTTTCAGCTGCTCACAAAAAGGGCATCAAATTGATCCAAATATGGGAGCATGAATTGATGTATAAACCACAAATTGTCATGGATAGGTTGGCGCATGTGATCAATTTTCACAATAAAAAAATAGCTGCGAGAAAATGCCAAATTCAGCCCATAGATCATATGATTGCACGTGAGTTTTTCAATACACATCATTTGCAGGGACATCAAAACAGCAAACACATATATGGGCTGTTTTGTAATAATCAATTGATTGCTGCTGCTAGTTTTGTGCCTGTGAGATACAACAAAAAGGCAGAATGGGAATTGTTGAGATATGCAACTGTGGGTGGTCATCAGGTGCAAGGTGGATTGAGCAGGCTGTTGGCACATGCACAAAAAACAATAGGATTCAAGTCCTTGCTCACATATGCTAATTTGAATTGGGGTATGGGAAATGCCTATGCTGTGACTGGATTTGTATTGGATCATATCAGCAAACCCAATTATTGGTATTTCCGAGGGCTCAAGGAAATACACAGCCGAATCAAATTCCAAAAACACAAGATAATTGGAAAGGCGCCTGGCAACTCAGAGAAAGAGATAGCCCAAAATATGGGCTATCACAGGTTTTTTGATGCAGGAAACAGTGTTTGGATCAAATACTGGTGACTATAGTAGGGCACCAGTGGGAGCTAGGATTGTTGACGCAGTTGGAACAGGACCATCAATGGCTGTTCGCTGAGCCATCTGGTCTTCCACCTGCCTTGTATGACTAGGTGTGCTGTTGTGCATGATCAACAAATCATCTCTGATCATTTGACTTTTCTTTTCGGTAGTGAGAATCTTGAGGAAACTGGTTGAAACGCATTGTGTATAATATGCAAAAGGATTGCTGCTCTTGCATTCATCAAATTGCAGTCCCACTTGACTTAACTGCAAAAGAGCCTGGGCTCTCATCTCATCCAGATAAGTGTAGCCTCTCCAATTGCCCCTGTGACCATAGCGTTCCACCAATTTCATCCACATGCTGCCCAATCTGTTGGTGACTCTTCCATGTGTCAAACTGAATTCTCCATTTTCCATGCCACCCTTCCAGTGGCTTTTGCCCACACATTTCCACTCCTGATTGTCCCAAATCCAATGTTGAAAGGGTGGAAACTGGCATCTGATGTGCCTTTCTGCTATGGTTTTGGCCTTGCCCTCCTTGGCTGGGTTAATGGGCACATGTTCAAAAGTCATCAGCCTCACAACAATTTCATTCAGGGGAACATCATCCAGTGTGAGCTTGCTTTCAAAATTTTTGCTCTTGTTCTCTTTCTTTTCATCTGTTTGCATGTCCTGCAACTTCTTTTGCCTGGCTGCTTCCAAAACATCAGCAGTTACATTGGCTAGACTGTGTGCTATAATATCATAGTTTTTGTATCTATTATCTACAAAACTACAAAATGTCAGTTTGCTTTCATGTATGGCAGCCAACAAGTCTTTGTTGGTGAGATATTTGATTTTGGGAACAAGTGTTGTCATGCGTGTCTTTACAAATGGATAATGGTTTCAATCAATTGTGCTGACCAATTTTTTGGTTGTCAATTGGCACATTTGACACAGTAAATAAGTGTTCATCTGTAAGAGAATTTATAGGAACTCGCATGTTACTGTCTCAACTTTTTGCTCCCCTCACACTATTGGAAGCCAAAGCTCGCATAGAGCATCCTGAAGATCTCCTGTTTGATTATGGATTGCGTGGTGCCAAAACTGCACTGCAAATTTTACAAACCACCGCTCAACAGCCACAGAGTGTATCAATTAAATTTGATGGAAGCCCTGCTCTAATATCTGGCTGGAGAGGCGATGAATTTGTGCTCACAGACAAAGCTGGGTTTGGTGCCAAAGGCTACGATGGCATGGCCACCAGTGCCAAATCCCTGGAAAACATGCTCATGGGTCGCAAACAAAAGGACACCAGTGAAGAGGCAGTGGCTAGACGCAGCAAATATGCCAAAACCATAGCCAGCTTGTATCCCATACTCAAGGCTGCTGTTCCACAGAGTTTTGAAGGATATGCTCAGGGAGATCTGTTGTGGGTGGGCGTGCCTCCCATCAAAGACGGCATGTATGAGTTCAAACCCAACAAAATTGTGTATCGTATTCCTGTGAACAGTGAACTGGGACAACAAATTGCCAAAAGCCGTGTGGGCATGGTTGTTCACAGTGTTTTCCACAGTCAACAAGATCAGGAACCAGAAGCTCTGAGAGATGTTGCTAGTTTGGGCTGGAAAGTTCCTGGCAAACTGGTGGTTGTTCCTCATGAAATAGAATTCAGCCAAAAGCTCAGATTGAACGAGGCTCTGGAAAGCAGATTGAAAAAAGTTCTGTCACAGAGGGGATCAGCTATTGATCAACTGTTTAATAGTTTGGCATTGGCTGATAAAAATATCAAGGCCTTTCCTGGCTTGCTCAAGAGCTTTTTGGCCTACAAAGCAGGCCAGGGTGATGACGATTTCAGCCAGGCATCACAAGAGTTTGTGGAATGGCTGTTGAGTCCAGCCAGCAAAGCCAGTGCCAAGATGCAGGGAGCTGTCACGGACTGGATTAGAGAAAATTTGGATGGCTACAATGCTGTGTGGATGATTGTAAAACTCCTAACTGATTTAAAATTGGATCTCAAAAGCCAAATGGATGCACAAGTGGGCAACTTGGTAAGTGCTCACCTGGATGACAAGCCAGGCCATGAAGGATTTGTGAGTGTGACAGATCAGGGTATTATCAAATTGGTAAACCGCGCTGAATTTATGAAAAAAGACAAACTACAAGAAGTCACACAACCCATTAAAACCAAACATGTGGCCTGGACGTTCGGGAGGGCCAATCCACCAACTCTGGGGCATCAACAGTTGGTGGACACTGTGGCCAAAAACGCCAAGGGCGGTGATTATTGGATTTTCCTCAGTCACAGCCAAGACCCCAAAAAAAATCCCTTGCCCTATGAAGCCAAGAAACATTTTGCGCAACAGATCATGCCCAAACACAGTGAGCATTTTCAAGTGCCTGATGAAATTAGGACATTTTTGCAGGCAGCTGATTGGCTTTACAAACAAGGCTATAGAAACATGACCTTTGTGGCTGGAAGTGATAGATTGCCAGAGTTTGAAAAACATTTGAATACCTGGAACAGTGCAGCAATCAGAGAAAAAGCCCCCCTGGAAATTGATGGCAATCTAGAGGTGAGAGAGCCCATCAAGATATCCTTTGCCAGCGCCGGTGAAAGAGATCCAGATGCTGAGGGTTTGACTGGTATCAGCGGCACCAAGGCCAGAGAGGCAGTTGCTCAAGATGACTTGGGCGCTTTTCAGGCCAGCACAGGATTGTCAGGCAAGCTTGCAAGAAGCATGTTTGATAGTGTAAAATCACACATGAACGCACCCAAAGCCAAACCCATGAAAAAATTAGAGGAACACGCTGATCCGGATCACAGCAAAGGCACAGTTGTCAAACTGAGATTGGCCCAGGAAAGTGCACAGCAGTTGTATGAATGGTGTCAGGATCAAAACATCAATAGTTTGGACCCCTATGATTTCCACATGACACTGGTATTCAGCACCACTCCTGCGCCACAATTGGCTGATTTGCATGCCACTGCCACACATATACCAGCACAAGTCAAGGGCTGGAAAATCTTGGGCGAAAGTGCACTGGTGTTGGATTTACATTGTCCACTGGCAGAACAAATGCACAAACGCATGCTGGAATGCGGCGCGTCTCATAGCTACCCCACGTTCATTCCGCATACGTCAGTTGTGTATGGTTGGAACAGCCCCAAGCTGCCTGATCAACTGCCACCATTTGATTTGTTGTATGAGATGGTGGAAGTGGAGCCCTTGGATCCCAATTGGGGCGTGGTGAGAAAGACCTGATGTAATATTCCAGGCCTTGACTGCAAGAATTATTTGATACCTGTTAGCCTGGTTATTCTGGCAACTTCTTCCTGATTCTTTCTAATATCTCCAGGCTTGCGTGGAGTGCCATCGGGATTGACATCTTGTGCCAAATCCTTGACCAACTTTTGAAAAGCTTTCACCAGTTGGGGAGTTTTGTGAATGGCATCCTGTAGTGTTTCCACACTCAAGAATACATCCTGATTGTATCTGGGCCCAAACATTTTCTTGGCAATCACATTGGCATCTTTGCTTATGGGTGTCTCATCTTCTCTGCGAATCAAACCTTTTTGCCAACTGTATTTCATACCCAGTGCCTTGGCTACACTGCTCATGAGCAGATTCCTGTCAGCACCGGTGTATTCACTGCTGTCTCCTGCACTGAACATGCCAAATTTCAACCACTGTTCTTCTGCAGGTCCACCACCATGGAACATAAAGTCAACTTGTACAAACCCCAGACTGGGATCATTTCGAATAGGCATTTTAAAGTGTACACTGATTCCACTCTTTTTCACCCATTGTGATGGATCACCCCCGTTTATAGATTCCACATATTTTTTCAAATTTTGAACGAGTTGATCCTTGGTCATAAACAAAGGATCAACTGCCACGTCTATATCGCCACTTGATTCTTTTTTACCAACACTTCCTAGCGTGTTATTCACCAGTGGTAGTTTTGTAATCTTTTCTAAATGTTGTAAAGTAGGCTTGATATCTTTGAGTTCGATTCTCTTGGTTTGAATCGTGCCATCTGGGGATTTAAAAACATTGCCGCCTTCGGCGAGAATAGGGTTGTGATGAAGTTCAATTAATCTCATATTCCTATTTACTTGACATAAATAAAGTGTGGATCACGGAATTGGCCTTCCCATCCACTCTAAACGCTATTAAGGAGCATTCAGCATGTCATATTTAAACACAATACCATTCTATGTCTATAAAATTGTCTGTAAACCAACAGAACAATATTATTTTGGATCACGATACAGTCATTCATCAAACGGAATTCAACCCGAAGATGATTTGTGGAA